TCTTTGAAGACCCAGTGGCCGCCGTTAAAGTAGCCCAAGAACTTGGTATGCCTATAGATAATGCCAATACACGGGAGTTCTTAGAAGAAATGCGCTTCTTGCGCTACAAACAGTGGTTGATGGATATTTTTAACCCCTCTCGCCCCACCAACACCGCCACTAAACGACATGATGAAGTAATCAACGGAAAAGTTTACCAAGTAGAAGAATACTCAAGCGTGGTGTAATTTGTACAAAGCTACCCCAAAACAGGCGACGGCTCACAAGGCGTTCATGCTGGACGGATTTAAGCGTGGGATTCTTTTCCAAGGGCGACAAAGTGGCAAAACCTACTTCGCCACCCAACACGCTTGGATTTCAGCCGTTAAAGACCAAGGACGGTACTTTGTGGTGTTTTCAACCTATAAACAGGCTCACGAGGTCGTGTGGCGTCAGTATCTACCCCTTATTCCCAAAGAACTGATATATAAGACAAACGAGCAAGACCTCTTAATTGAGCTGAACTACATTTCCAATACTCCACTTACGCTCCCCAACGGCGAAACCGTTATAGTCAATCACGACACCAACAAGCCTAGGAGTACTATCCAACTACTCGGAAGCGACCAGAGCGACTCCCACCGTGGGTTTAAAGCTAATGGGATAATCTTTGACGAATTTGCTGACCAGAACCCTGATAACTGGGATTCAGTCTATGAACCAATGTTCACCACAACTAACGGTTGGGCGATTTTCATGGGTACTCCAAGAGGTTATAATCACTTTTACGACCTTATCCAGCTTAGGAGAGATGACCCAACTTGGTTTTTCCAAGAGGCAACTTGGCGAGATTCACCCTACGTTTCCCAAGAACACATGGACACCGCCAAGCGAGATGCTGAGAAAAAAGGCACACTTTCAACCTTCCTACAGGAGTACGAATTAGAATTCCGCTCAATTCAAGGGGCAGTCTACCCGACATTTAGCAGGAAAATACACGTTGTTAAGCCTGACGATATACCCGAAGATTTGACTATCTACTGCGGGATTGACTTCGGCTACCACACCACGGCAATTCTTTTCTTAGGCATAGACAAGGACCAGAACTGGTGGATATTTGATGAAATCTACGGCCGACAGGAAATTCTAAAGGACTTAATCCCCAGAATTAAGGATAAATTAGCCGATAAAAGGTTAGTTTTAATGGTCGGTGACTCCGCCGCTAAAGACGCTATTGAAACCATGGTCAGGATTTTCCCAATCGTGCCTGTAATTAAGCGAGCCGATTCAATTATCCACGGCATTGACCTTATCCGAACCAAACTAAAGCCCCGAATCCAGCTGACGGGCGACCCCAAACCAACATTATTCATATCTAGCGTTTGCAAAAACCTAATTCAGGAGATGGAGTCTTATAAGTACCCAGAAGATAAGAAAGACCGCAATCCTAGCGAAGTACCTGTTAAGGAAGATGACCATGGCCCAGACGCACTTAGGTATTTGGTGCTACAATTGAAGTATGGTTCACAACAACGAACTACTAAAATTAACGCCGCACCCTCATTCGACAGTTACGGTATGCTATCTATATGAACACTTGGCTTAAAGACTTAACTTCTTACGTTGAAGGTGTCCCCTACGGGAGCGTCAGTATTATAATAGACCGCCACAAACGTACGACGGTAGGTGTCACCACCCAAGGGACAGAAACACTTCGCTATACAGACAACAATGAATGTGTCAAGGATATTCTGGGATTTATTACAAGTTTGATAGACGAAAAGCACTCAGGTAGTGTAGACTTCAGTATAGACATGAAAGACGGTCAAATTACTATTCTGGCTATAAAAAACACTAAAACGACCCACTATTAAGGGAGCAAAAATGGCTAAAGAAACCAAAGACGACACTAAAAAGAGCGAAAGCTACTACGAATACGAGAAAGACTATCGCTCAGACCTAGATGTTCACGACAACTATATTATAGATTTTGACGCTTATGAAGCGATGCTTATAAGCAAGACCTACGACTCCGTTTCTAAACAAACCAAAAACGGTATTACTGACTCCGACGCTGCTACTATGATTATTGAACGCTCAGCTAGGGTTGTCGGTCAGCTCCCAGAGGGCGAAATTAAGGCCGCTGGCAAAAAAGACGCTGGCAAAGCATTGTTTATGGACATTCTTCGTCAGAAATGGATTTACCCCAACGCCAACGCCCAGCGCCCATTCCTAGAGAAAATTAGATTATGGGAAACCTACTCAGGTGTTTACGGATATATGCCAATGTACTACGACTGGGACGTTTCTCCCACTGGATACGTTGGACCAAACTGCTGGCTGTGGAATCCTCGTAATTTTATCCCGCAACAAGGACGTTACTCTATAGCTGATATGGATTATGTCCACGCCATCTCTTACTTGGGCAAAAGTGAGATTGAGAACCTTGTGGAAAACTGGTCTAAAGAAAGTGGTTGGGATTTAGACAATCTCAAGCAACTTCTGGAAACATCTAAGAACACCTCCAAAACCAGTGACGCCAAGAGAGATAGTTTCGTAGAACGGGGTCGCACCACAGGCTCTATTAAAGACCGAATTCAAATCGTTACCCGCTACGAAGCCGGTGAAGGCGGTAGATGGGTGAGTTTTGCCCCCGACTTCGCTTGTCTGCAACTTAGAGACATAGAAAACCCCCACAAATCTGGCAAGATACCTTTTGTAATTAAGCCAGCGATTCCGTTATTTGACTCCTTTTATAACTTATCTGATATGGCTAGGGCTAAACCTATCCAATTCGCTAAAGACGGATTGACGAACTTCTACTTCCAGGGTATAAAGATGAACATTTATCCTCCGACCGTGGTTAATGCTCAAGGCATTTTAAAACACACCGTTTCTAACGAGCCTGGGAGTATTTGGGAAGAAATAATCCCCAACTCAGCTCGTCGTTTAGAAACGTCCACGGCGGGGCTAGCAACTTATCAGGCGGCTATGGGTCAGATGTCAGGTGCGCTCCAGAACGTCTTCGGCACAACAACTACTCAATCTAACGCTGATAGTGCTATGAGCCCTCAGTTCGGTAAAACTCCCGAAGCCCTTAAATACCAAGCTGGACGAGAGAGCGCTCGGGATAACCAGAACCGCTCCCTCCTACAAACAGCTATTGAAGAACTGATGGACGGTATGATGGGGCTTATCCCAACCATGGGAACGGAGCAAATCCCGATTGACCTATTCTCTGAGGACATCCGAGAGATTGAAAAATCTGGCTACCCAGACATAACAGAGATACTCCTGCCGAATGAATCACTCCAAACTGGAAGACTAGTGATTGACCCAACTAAGTTAAAAGGCGTTACTTACCGGTTTGACATGACCCCCGACTCAACCATGAAACAGGATAAAGAAACCCAGCGAGCTAACTATAAGGACGTCCTAGATACCTTAGCTAAGAGCGCTAACATCTTACAGTCTATCCAAGAATCCACAGGCAAAGTACCAAATTACGAGAAACTTCTAGCAGGTTATTTTGAGCTCGCCGACCTCCCAGGTATTGAAGAAATGTTCATAGAAGCTCCCCAGAAACCCGACCCAACCCAGCAAGTTACGCCTGACCACATGCTCCAAGCCGACCAGCAAGCCCACCAACAGGGTATGGACGTCGCTAACTTACAATTACAAGCCGAGCAACAGGCTCAAGCACAAGTCCAACCTCCTAGCCCGCTCTCGCCCCAAACTATCGGTGGAGCCGTCTACCATGACCCCGTTATTCAATCCGCAGTTAAAGAATTACACGGGTTAAGAGGAGGTTCTAATGCGAGCTAATTCGCCAGTTTCCAACGATTTCGGCGTACTAAATGTTGTAGAAGATGATGGGGCTGTCGGACAAGTGCCTCAGGACGTTAAGACTCTCGCCAAAGCTGCCCAAACTAAAGACGGTCAGATTATCCTCGAACACCTCCAAAGACGAGTAGATGACTTCGTAGCAGTCCTAAAGAACAAACCCGTAACTGATAGTGACCCCCAAATGGCGCTGGCTAGGTTCATGGCTGCCCAAATAGTGATTCAGGAGTTTGAAGCTGTTTTAAGAGATGTAGCGACAGCTGAAAGTGCAGTTAAAGATGCCCAAAGAAATTGATTACGAAAAACTAGGGGTAGTTCCACCCAGCTCTGATGCTCATGGCACAGAAGAACAAATCGCCGAACAACTAAATGTAAAGCGCACCCATCAATGGAAGCAACGAGGAGCTGTATTATTCTGTACTTCGTGCCCTTGGGAACACGCCACTGAACCAAGATTTACTGACTATCTACTCCAAGGGACCGATGATAAAGGCAATCCAATATTGACAAAAATAGGGGTTAAGTAACATAATCTTAATTACAAGGTGTCGACCGCTACCTTTAACGTAGGTCGTAAAAGAAAGCAGATTAAAATGGCAGACGAACCCGAAGACACAACGATAGAGTCAACGGAGGTAGAAGCCCCTACCGAACCTGTGGAGCAAGAAGTTGAAGTAGAGGAACCAGCGGAAGAAGTAGATACTCCTGAACCTGAACCCGAAGCAGACGAACCGATTGAAGAACCACAGCCAGTCACCTCACATCGTGAGAACAAGCGAATAGCTGATTTAACAAGAAAACTGCAAGAAGCCCAACAACCTGCATATAATCAACCCCAACCACAAAGGCCAAATATCGCCGAGGGGGATTATGATGTCGACCAATTAAATGGCATGTTCCAACAAGGAACACAGGAGGCGTACCAGGCTGGTCTCGCACAGGCCAACGCCATCGGTTTCTCTACAGACCTAAAGATTGAAGCTCCTCGTGTTTCTCAGAAGTATGAGTTTATGAATCAGGACTCTGACGGTTTCGACCCAGGGGCTGCTGCTCTCTTAAACGAAAAGTACTTAAAGATAGTTGGTTACAACCCTAATACTGGGACTGTGCAGAACAACAACATTGGATATGAAGAATTCATTGACGCTGAAGTTGAACTCGCCCAACTACTTAACAGGTCGGCTTCTGCTGACTCAACCCGCAACTTGGCGAAACAAGCCGCTCAAACTGGCGTAAGACCCAATTCTGTAGCTAAGAAGAATTACGAAGGTAACGACCCAAGTAAGATGACCTTAGAACAACTACAAAGCGCAGCTCTCCAAGAAGCAAAACAGATGCGTTTTTAACGCCCACATAAAAAATTAACAAAGAAAGAAGGACTAGCTAAATGGCTAACCCAACATTAAACACGAACGTAACTCGTGCTATTTCACAAACAGCACAGTACATCCCAGAACTTTGGACCAAGGAAGTAGAAAAGCCTTTTTACAGAGCCCTACAGATGGCAGACCTCGTCCAACGACGTGATGGTCTAGCTTCTGGTGGTGGCGATACTGTCAACGTGCCATTCATGGCTCAGGTTGATTCTCGTGCCAAAGCAGCCTCAACAGCCGTAACTTACGACTCACCAGACGGTACAGCAGTCGTACTAAACATTGACAAGCACTACTACTCAGCTGTTCTAATTGAAGACATCGCTAAAGTACAAGCCTCTTACGACTTGCGTAGCATGTTCCAAGGAGCACAAGCTGAAGCAGTTGCTCGCCAAATTGACACAGACCTATTAGGTTTGTACGCATCTGCCGGTACTACCGTTTCTGGTGGTGCAGCAGTAGACGACGCAGATATAATCGCAGTTGTAGCCGCTTTTGATGCCGCTAACACTCCTCAGAGTGAACGCTATGGTGTCATCGGTGCTGGCGCAAAAGGCGACCTATTGAACGTCAACAAGTACGTTGCTTATGACCAAACTGGCAAAACAGGTAAAGCTGTTGACGGTTCTACTGGTCTAGTAGCTTCTTTGTACGGTATGGACATCTACATGTCACAGAACGTGCCTGTTTCTACTACTGGTAAGGAAACTTTCTTCCACAAGAAAGCCCTAACTCTAGTACAACAGTTGAAGCCAACCTATATCATGGAACAGAGTGTAGACCAAATCGGTTGGAAGACCGTACTACACGCTATCTATGGCGTAGGTGTAGAACGTGCTGGCTCGCTCATCGTAGTGACTCGCACAACTGCTGCTTAGTAAAACAAGTAGTAACATTAAGGGCTCCTTTATTGGAGCCTTTTTTGTGTGCTACAATTTAAGCAGGAAACAATATGAGAAAATTCAAAGGCGAAGAAAAACTCTTTGGTAGCAAATCATACAAACGCACCGCTCGTGACGTTATAGATGAGCGAGACGGTGGATACGGCAGTTTGCACGATTTTCAGGGCGGGCGAAATATTAAAATTCGCTGGAGAAATGACTGGAACGGCCCATTTGAAGATGATATGGTTTTTCTGTTAGATATTGGTGGACGCTTATCCGATAAAGGCAACGGAGCAAAAACTACTATAGCTTTAAGCAAAGAGGAAGTTTTAAGGTGGCTCCGCTATGTCTAGTTTAGGAGATATGCCCCCAGACCTCTTAAAGAAAATGCAAGAGTGGGAATCTCGTAAACCTGAAAATGTCCAAGTCCAAGTTCTCGGCGACATCGCTAGCATGGTCCAGGAACTTATAACGGTAGCCGACGGGACAAAATCTAATACCGACCAAATTAAAGCCCTAGGAGCGGTTTTAGACGATTCAAGGCAACAACTCATAGCTTTGAACAAAAAAGAGCCTGAGAAAGCCCCAGATTACGCCACGCCCGTAGTTCAAGCCCTAGACAAACTTTCACGTGAAATATCTAAAATAGACGTTAAGCCGAACGTAAAAGTTGCCGCTCCAATAGTTAACGTACCCTCACCTAACGTAAGTGTCGCCCCGACAGATGTGAAGATAGACTTATCTAAAATAGAGAAAATCTTAAAGGCTGACATACCAAGGGCTTTCGAAAAAGCCATATCTCAAATACCCGAAAACCCTGAACCCGACCAACAGCCAATACTGGACTCACTAAAAGAAATACAAGACTGGCTAGAAAGTATTGACAACGCCTCTCGGAAACAACAGATAAACACCGGATTAACCGACACCCAACTACGAGCCACTCCTGTACCAGTATCAGGAACGGTTACAGCTACTCCTACAGGCACGCAAAACGTAGACGTAACAGCCAATACGATTGGACTAGCTACCTCTACCAAACAAGATACTATTATTACAGATTTGGGTGGAGTTACAGAAACTGCCCCAGCAACAGACACAGCTTCATCAGGATTAAACGGTAGACTCCAAAGAATCGCTCAAAGATTAACTTCCTTAATAGCTTTATTACCAGGCTCACTAGGACAAAAAGCTCGTGCCTCATCACTAGCGGTTACTTTATCCACAGAAGATGTAACTGCATTAACTCCACCGGCCGCTATTACTGGTTTTGCAACTTCAGCAATCCAAACAACTCAACAGACGAGCCTTAACACCGTAACTACAGATTTAGATTATAGATTTTCAGGAGGCAAGACTGCCTACGCCACAACTATCTTAGCTTCTGGTAATACTAATTTAGTGACACCAGCTTCTGGACAGCGAATACAAGTTTATTGGTTATCATTCCTACCCAGTTCTGATAACACGGCAGCTAACCTAGTAAAAATAGGTTTCGGCACTACTGGTGGGGCAATCAGCACAGAACTATACCGAGCCACGGCAATGGCACATTGGGAATTATTCACTGGCTCAGCAAATCAATCACTTATAGTTAATACGGGTACCGCCGAAGCTGTATATATCACCGTACACTATCGAGAAATAACATAATGGCTAGTACATCAACTGTAGGCGGTGAATTAACCACCAACGGTATCATGACAACAGTAGACGGCAAAGAAATAAACCTCGGCGTCCTAGATAACCGTGTAGGAATTAAAATAGACTTTTTCGGTAAGAAACTAAGCTTAACTGTACCTTGGACTCCTAGACTTTGGTATTATAAGCACGTAACCTATCGATTAAGAGTTCGTAAATTAAACAAGAAAGCAGGATAAAGCCATGGCGAAAGGTATACCAAAGAACGGCATAAACGGTGGCTGGTATAAGAAAGGTGGAGTCTCTGTTTTTAAGGGTAAACACCATACCGAGGAATCTAAGGAAAAGTTACGTCTTGCTAAGCGTATACCCTTAGAGGATAGGTTGCTGACTAAGATAGATAAGACCGCTACTTGCTGGTTATGGACTGGGGCTAAAAACAAGAATGGCTACGGCGGCTTTAGCTACCGCAGACCCGATGGTTCATTAGCTGGTAAGCCCGCTCACAGAGCTGTTTATGAGCTACTAGTGGGAGAGATACCCGAAGGCTTGGTGATAGACCATTTGTGCAGTAATAGGCTTTGCGTCAACCCCAGCCACTTGGAAGCGGTGACGCAACGAGAGAACCTGCGCAGGAGCAATAATCATGTTGCTAAATATATTAAAGACAATAAAATAATATTGACAAGAGGAGAATAACATGGCGGACGTGCTAACGACAGTCGGAAAAGATTTCATAACATTAACCTTAACAAGCTCAACAGGTAAATATGTTCACTGGGGTACTGGTGCTACAGCTGCTGTAGTCGGTGACACAATCATAGAAACACCGTCAGCAGAAGCTCGTGTTGCAGGTACGCAGACCCAGCAAACTACTACTACTACCAACGACACTTATCAAGTAGCTGGTACGATTGTGAGTGCCTCAACTCAGACTATTGCCAACGCTGGTGTATTGAGTGCTGCTGCCGCTGGTACGCTAATTCTGCACAGCAACTTTACTGGTGTTCCACTATTATCTGGTGACTCAATCGCTTTTACATTCAAGTTGAAGCAAGCTTGACAGATTAACTTAATTATGGTAATACTGTGGCTCATGTAGATACTTTTACGACTCCTGGCACGACTACTTGGGTAGCCCCTACGGGTTGTTTCAGTGTGACTGCTGGGGCGTGGGGCGGTGGTGCTGGTGGCGCTGGTGTCAGTGTCAACGGTGGTGGT